GTGGTGTCTTCAACGTTTTAGGAACTGTAATGACCCTAACGGGCCGTTCAGAACCGGGTTCGAGGATGTCAACACGTGCGAGATACTTATAGTATCTGTAGTTCGGAAGGAGAAAATCCCCAACGGGGAATATCCTGTCCAAACGCTGGGTCCATTCTCGCTGATCATACTTGCGATTACCTGCAAGACGATCGGCTGTGGCTCCAGGCCCGTGCTTCGGAACAATAGTACCGTCGGCGATGGATTTCTCCATGTCGGCAAATACATTGCTCCAAAGGAGAGCGGCGACGCGCTTAAAACGAGCAATTCCTTGTTCGTCCATGAGCGCATCATTGCTTCTGACATCCTTCTCACACTCCACGTACTGATCGAGGGCTGACTTTACACGTGCTGGAGAGCACGGCAAGTTTATCTTCGCGAACGTCAGTGTTAACTGGCGTACAGCGTAGATAGCGTCCACGTTCGGTACATCGAGCAACACGCCGCTAGCGCGGTCAAAGATGAGATCCAGGAAACCCCCGAGAAATCGAGGGAGCCCTTGCTTTCTTGAAAAACCAAGGAAAGCACTGGGATCGACCTTACCTAGGTCAAGACTTTTCTCAAAGTCTTTTCCAAAGTTCGGAAGGGTGATCGTTAGAAACGAAACACCTTCATCTTCACACCGACTCATGACCGTATTCAGGTCACGAGTGGCACTTGTGCAACATCCGATGGCTAAATCATCAGCCATCAACTGCCAGAGAGTGATCAGGCTTTTCATGCTTCCTCCTTTGAATAGGGGGTAGTAGCAATCCTCAGCCTGTGAGCATCTGCGACCTAAGGTTGGTTACCTAAGGTCGGACAATCAGTGAAAATGTAAGTCTGCTTCTGGCCTTTCGACTCCGCCGCGTCCAGCGCGTTAAAACGCTGGACGACGACGAAGACGGAAATGAGAACCAGGATAGCAAAACCTACTGCAGCTAGAAGCTGCCAGTAGTAGGCTCGCATATCTCAGTTCTCACCACCAAGAAGCTTTGTCACATTCGCACCGGTAGAAGCGGTGAGGTAGGCCGTGAGGCCGTCCACAATCTGCTTCAGCTCTGCGTTCGTGTAGCCAACGAGCGGCGTGTCGATGACCAAGTAAACGGACATCGAGTAAGCCGTGTTATCGCTGGTGAACACGTCCGGAGCGATTTTCCGGTTGTCGAGGCGCGCAGTGTGCCGGTTACGCTTCCCGTACTGAAGGGAAAGCGTCAGCTTGTACGTAGCGTCGTCCTTCTGGTAAACAGAAGAATTGGCGCCAGTGCTCACCCTCGGAAGAGGCTGGGCAACCGCGTTGACAGTGACTGATTGGGGATCTGCAAATGCCATCAGGCATACTCCTGGTCTTGTGATTGAACTCTAGCAAGGGTGCCTAGTAATACAGGCTCCGAGTTCGGGTTTGACGAAAGACCGGATTGTCTTCCATCAGCGCATCCTTAAAAAGCGATGCTAGGATTCCTCGTTATTCCAAGGGCTCCTATGATGGCCATCTGACGGGGCGTAAACTTCGCCCAATCTAGGCCGAATCCAAATGGTGTGGCTGACCTTCGAACCTTCGTAGTTGTACGAAAATTCTGGGTCAAATTCAACACGCGACCACTAACAGTGATTGCGCCGTTGTTGACATATGTCCATGTCTCGGAGGTTTCCTCCATCATGTAACCATATGCCATCACCAAGCCGTCGGTAGACATCGCACTGAGATTATGTAAAACATCTCCAGTGTTAGATACCCAATCCGCAGCCCAGCTCCAAGGCATCAGATTCCAGATAGCTTCTGGATCCGGCACGCAGCCGTATAGTTTGTTGGCTTCGCGCAGGAATCTGCCTGTCCGGTCCCCAAATGAGTTTCCACTGGGAATCGAGTAGGTGAAGGCTCCGCTAAACCACTGCTTTTGATAAAAGCGAGTGGACTTACTAGCTTGGCCCAGATATCGTCCTGTCTTGTAAAGAGGAGTAATCATGGTTGGCCACGGGCTTGCTGCCCCGTTAGCCGTGTCACTATACTCCGTCTTTATCGGGAACTCGTATCGTTGCCGTGTCGTCCGTCCGGAATTCCGCCTGTATTGGTCTAGAATCTTTTCATGATTCTGAACCGTGTAGGCGAACTTCTTTAAGTCAGACACGAACGGTCTCCATCCAAACTCAACATTCAAGTACTCGGATCCCATCTCGCGATAGTCTCTAAGTCGTGACTTGAGGAGTCCAGACCCAATGATGGCTGGAATGCCATCTCGGTACAGTTCCCCTAGGGAAACTGCAAGATTTGATGTCGAGTCGGTAGGTTCGCATCTCGCAATTGCCGTTGTTCCAGCTATGTCCAAACTTGCGTTTGAACTTCGCCGGAGTGGTGGCATGTGTGTCTGGGCGAAAGCTCCAGCCACTGCGAATTGAGGGCCCCGGTAGTCGTAACGGCCGGGGTAGATCTCATAGAGATCCTTGGGACAGTTGTCCCAATAATCCCTCTTGATGGACACGAATGGCCCCCCAACATCTCCCTTACCAGCCATTTCTGGCCAGTTCGGGTGGGAGGCGTCCAACGTCTGTTGGCTACCGTAGTGATTCCATGTACCTGAACCGGTCACTATCCAGTGACCTGGACTTTCTGTACCGTCCCAGGTCCGAGATTGGTGTTCTCCCGCCGAATATGGCAGGATTCGACTTTTCTCGGCCATGAAATCACACTTCCTGAGAGCAAAATGAACGTCCCCTCTCTTGCCAAAGAGGGGGGTGTCGCAGTGTGCGGTTAGACCAGATTCAAGAACCTAGCCGCCGTACAAGTGCTGGGA